ATACTAGATAGGTAGTCAGGAGTTCACATGAGCACCAATCTTGCACATGTCTTTGTCAATTTTTCAAAGCGATCAATCAACATCGTTGACGATGAAGGATATGACAAGACTGTAAATTGGAAATGGGACAAAGAAGGATCTGAAGGTTTTACTGAGACAGTAAGTGAACTGGAAGATATTCTTGATCCTGATATGGTAACTTATTGTTTTGCTGTTAAATGATTGGACCTATTGGAATTACGCTACGTCAAGCAGAAGATCACTTTGATTTTATCATGGATCTGACAGAATCTCAACGAGTTTGTTGGAAAATTACTCGTCCTGATGGTAAATGTGCCCTGATGGTTCCAGTAAACGAAGTTTCTCCAATTCCTGAGGAGATTCAAAATCAGGTAGAAGAATTTCAAAAACAATTTATGGAGGAGAATGAAAACAGAAATTGATTTTTCAATTCCCTCTTATATTGACAATTTTCTTCCCGAAGAAGAATTTAAAAATATTCAGGATCTGATTTTAAATCAAAGTCAAACAGAATCGATTGGATATTTTCCACGTCATTATGTCACAAATCCTGACGAATTTAAAGATACAAATCCACATTGGAATTGGTATGCAACTCATATGTTATATGATTGTGATATGCCACAAAGCAATTATTGTGAACGGTTTTGTCAAACTTTCGTTTCAAGATTTTATGATATGAAAATCATTAAATCTTTAATTCGTATAAAGATAAATTTTTATCCGTGGACTGAAACTCTTAAATCTCACGGTTTTCATGATGATTATCCATTCGATCATTGCGGAGCATTATTTTCCATCAATACTTGCGATGGATATACTGAATTTGAAGATGGAACAAAAGTAGATAGTGTTGCAAATAGATTGATGTTTTTTAATCCTAAACAACCGCACAGATCAACTACGACCACTACCGATTTTGGTAGGTTTAACATTAACTTCAATTTTTTATGAGACCCGAAACACGTAAATCAATGGAAATGTTGTTCACTGCTAAATGGAACTTGCCAAAAGCAGCAAAACATGCTAACCTTACTAATAAGGAAATGAAAATCACTTTCAATGAGTATTGTTCTTTTCATCCTTCTACTTATCATGGGAGTGTGGCGGAATCGGTAGACGCACCAGACTTAAAATCTGTTGAGAATTAATCTCGTGGGGGTTCAAGTCCCCCCACTCCTATCTTATAGATATTATGGACAAAGAAAAATTGATCGAGATGCTCATCCAAAATGAAGATGACTATTGGTGTCTTCCTCAATATGGATTGATTGCTGATTGGTATCTTCGTTACTGGTATCTACATATTGCAGTTATGCAACTTTTGGAGATACAAGATGAATATGAAGGACCATGGCCTTTGAGAGATGAAGGTTATAAAACTGCTCCTCGTGGTGTTATGCCTGCAAAGGAGTGGTGGAAATGAACCCATCATCTGATTATGAACCAGGTGGTCTTGACGTAACTCCAGTCAATGTGTTACGATTAATAAGTGAACTTGAGGGGTCATCCCAACTCCTTAAGTACATGGGTTTTTACGAAGATCAAGAAATCCTTGACAAAATGAAAAAGAGGTACTATACTATGTACTTCAAACTTAAACGCCAAATTAGCTCAGTTGGATAGAGCAACGGTTTTGTAAACCGTAGGTCAACAGTTCAAGTCTGTTATTTGGCTCTGTGGGGGAGTACAATAGATCTGCATCTAGAAGCAGCGCCCCCATTATTCATTCCCAAGTAGCTCAGTGGCAGAGCAGGTGACTGTTAATCACTCGGTCGCTGGTTCAAATCCAGCCTTGGGAGTTACGCACATATCTCATGAATTACAAGTATCCTTTATATGCCCCCTGGTATAATGTCGAACTCGGTAAGAAATCATGGGGACACACATTATCCAACCTATTCAAGATGATTAATGTCAAAGACAACGAAGACGGCTCGTTCATCATCGAAT